TGTAGGAAATACTAATTATTCTGATGTTGACGTTGTAGGCGAAACATCGTATACAGATGTAACACACGTAGCTTAGGAGAACAAAATTATGGCATCAACATTCACAGATCTTGGCTTAGAGCTAATGGCAACCGGCGAAAATGCTGGTACTTGGGGAACAAAAACAAACGCAAATTTAAGTCTTGTAGAACAATTAACAGGTGGGTATTTATCTTTAGCTGTTGCAGGATCAGGAACTACAGCTTTAACAATAGCCGATGGTGCTTTAACAGGTACTGCTCAACAAAGAGTAATCGAATTAACGGGTGCTCTTACAGGATCAAGAATTTTAACACTTCCTCTTCTTACAGAAAATTTTTATTTTATTAAAAACAGCACTACTAATGCAGAAACATTACAAATTAAAGCCGTATCCGGTTCAGGTGCAACAGTTACATGGACAGCAACTCAAAAAACTTGGAAAATTCTTTATGTAGATGGTGTAGCAACTAATACAGGTGTTTATGAAATACCTCTAGGAGATGCTAACGAGGTAACTCTTACTGGAACACAGACTTTAACAAACAAAACTTTAACAGCACCTAAAATTGGGACTTCAATTTTAGATACTAACGGAAACGAATTATTACTTTTAACAGCCACAGGTTCAGCGGTTAATGAATTAACTTTAGCTAATGCTTCAACAGGCAATGGTCCAATTCTTTCAGCAACAGGTGAAACTAATGTTGATATAAATTTAAACCCTAAAGGAACCGGTGTACTTAAAAGTGCAACAGCTGCAGTTAAAATTGCAGGAACAGAGACTATGTGGGTTCCAGCAGCAGCGATGTATGGAGCTACAACTAATGGTGCTGATGCACAACAAGTTGAAACAACAGCAACAAGACCTGATATGAAAGTATTAGATTTTGATCCAGGCACAAATGAATTTGCACAATTTTCAGTTGCTTTTCCAAAATCTTGGAATGAAGGCACAATAACTTACCAAGTATTTTGGACTCCAAGTAGTACAAATACAGGAAACTGTTTATTTAGGTTGAGTGGTGTAGCGTGTGGAGATAGTGATACAATTGATGTTGCTTATGGAACACCACAAGATATTACAGACGCTGGTATAGGAACAGTTGAAGACCAACAAGTTTCAGGAGTGAGCAGTGCAATGACAATTGCAGGTTCTCCAGCAGTAGATCAATTATGCTACCTTCAATTACAAAGAGATGCAACCGCAGGTGCAGATACTTTTACTGGAGATGCAAGAGTTCTAGGTATTAAAATATTCTTTACTACTGACGCTGCTAACGACGCATAAGGAATTTAGATATGAGAGATTTAAAAAATAAACTTACTTCAAGTAAGAATTCAAAAAATATACAAAATAGAAGAGGTAAATCATTCGGTTATCAAGTTTTAGGATTTGGTGCTGGAGGAGGTCTATCTGGATACTCAGTAGATTTTTTAGTTATCGCTGGTGGAGGTGGTACTTCAAGAGATAATGGTGGTGGCGGTGGTGCTGGCGGATATAGAGCATCTTTTAATTCAGAAGCATCAGGTGGAGGAGGTTCATCAGAAACAGCTCTACAACTTAATTCAGCAATAACTTATACAATCACGGTGGGTGGTGGTGGAGCTACCGGTGGTAGTGCATATGGTGCAAATGGTGCAAACAGTTCAATTTCTGGTAGCGATATTACAACAGTAACTTCTATCGGAGGTGGAGGTGGAGGTTCTAGAGATGAAAGTCAAAAAGATGGTAGAGATGGTGGTTCTGGAGGTGGATGTTCTTATAACAGTGGTGGTGACGCTGGTGCTGGTACATCTAATCAAGGTTTTGCTGGTGGTGGACTTGGAGATGATGATTCTCCTGCTGGTGGTGGCGGTGGTGCTGGTCAAGTAGGTAAAAATGCTGGTACATCACAAACTGGTGGAGATGCTGGAAATGGAGGAAATGGTGTAGCTTCTACAATATCGGGTTCTTCGGTTACAAGAGCTGGTGGTGGTGGAGGTGGTGGTTTATCTGGAAATGCTGGTCTTGCTGGTTCTGGTGGTGGAGGAAATGGTGGTAATAGTGATGATGGAGTAAATGCAACTGCTAATACTGGTGGAGGCGCTGGTGGAGGAGGTAATAACTCTACAACAGGATCAACTGGTGGAAGTGGTGTTGTTATTTTAAGTATGCCCCTTGTAAATTTTTCAGGAAATACAACAGGTTCTCCAACAGAATCTGATGATGGAACAACTAAAAGATTAATATTTAATGGAGATGGGAGTTACACAGGGTAATGGCACATTTTGCAAAATTAGGAGTTGGTAATATAATTGAAAGAGTTTCAGTAGTATCAAATGATATTGCAACTACCGAACAAGCTGGAGTAGATTTTTTAAACAAACTTTATAACACAAAAGATGTTTGGAAACAAACATCTTATAATACTTTTGGTGGAGAACATAAATTAGGTGGTACACCTTTTAGAAAAAATTATGCAGGTATAGGTTTTACTTATGATGAAACTAGAGATGCTTTTATAGAAGCTAAACCATATGATTCTTGGACATTAGACGAGACAACTTGTGTTTGGAAAGCACCTATTTCTAAACCAATATTGACAGAAGAACAAATTAATAATGGAAATTATTATTCTTGGAACGAAGAAACAACAACTTGGTATATAGTATAGATAAACAGGGTTTTATATGCTACAAAAATTAGGCTTTGCACCAGGATTTAACAAACAAGTTACAGAAACAGGGGCCGAAGGTCAGTGGTTTGATGGTGACTTTGTGCGTTTTAGATATGGGTCTCCCGAAAAAATAGGTGGTTGGTCACAACTAGGTGAGTCAAAACTAACAGGTGCAGCTAGAGCTATTCATCATTGGGATGATAACGCAGGTATTAAATATGCTGCAATTGGAACCAATAGAATTCTGTATGTATATTCAGGTGGTATCTACTACGATATTCATCCTATAAGAGTTACCTTAACAGGAGCTAATTTTACAAGTACATCAAGTTCAACGACAGTTACAATAACTTGTACAGGCAGTCACGGTTTGTCAGAAGATGATATTGTGTTGTTTGATTCTGTTACTGGATTAAGTGGTTCTACATTTACTAATGCTACATTTGAAGATAAAAAATTTATGGTCACATCTGTACCAAGTGGTACGACTTTTACAATTACAATGGCGGCTCAAGAAACAGGGACACCGGTAACAAATGCAGGATCAACTTCTATTCTATGTTATTATACTGTAGGACCCGCTCAACAACTTGGAGGTTTTGGTTGGGGTGCAGGCTTATTTGGTGGTATATCTATTGGTCCCTCAGCAACAACTTTGCAAACAGCTTTAACAAATACAACAGGGACTACAGTTGTTTTAGCTAGCACGTCAGCGTTTCCTGCAGCAGGGACAATACAAATAGGAACTGAATTTATTACTTACACAAATAATAATACAACTACAAATACTTTAACCGGTGGTGCTAGAGGAGTTGACGGGACTACTGCTACAACCCACAGTGCTGGGGCTACAGTAACTAATATTACTGGTTATAATGGATGGGGAGACCCTGCTTCTTCTGACTTTACTATTGATCCAGGTCTATGGGTTTTAGATAATTTTGGTACAAAACTTATTGCACTTATTTATAATGGTAAATGTTTTGAATGGGATGCATCAGCTGCAAACGCTACAGGAAACAGGGCAACCGTATTACCTAATGCACCAACAGCATCACGTCATGTATTAGTTTCAACGCCCGATAGACACTTAGTATTTTTTGGAACTGAAACTACTGTTGGAGATCCTTTAACTCAAGACGACATGTTTATCAGATTCTCGGACCAGGAAAGTATTGATCAAACAGATTCATACACAGTAAGAGCTGAAAATACTGCAGGTACACAAAGACTAGCAGATGGTTCTAAAATTATGGGAGCTATTAAAGGTAGGGATGCAATTTATGTGTGGACTGATACTGCACTGTTCTTGATGAGATTCGTTGGAGCACCTTTTACTTTCTCCTTTGAACAAGTAGGAACTAACTGTGGATTGTTTGGTAAGAATGCATGTGTCGAAGTAGATGGGTCTTCTTATTGGATGTCAGAAAACGGTTTCTTTACTTACGATGGACAATTAAAATCTATGCCTTGTCTTGTTGAAGATTACGTTTATGATAGTATTAATGATACATCCCGTGATTTAATTAACTGTGGACTAAACAATTTGTTTGGTGAGATAAATTGGTTTTATTGTAGTGAGGGTTCTAATTTAGTAGATCGAGTGGTGACTTATAATTATTTAGATTCATCAGCAAAACAACCTATATGGACTACAGGTAGTTTGGACAGAACAGCATGGCAAGATTCGTCTGTATTTAATAGACCCCATGCAACATATTATACTTCTACAGACAATGATTCTTTTGATGTTACTGGTAATACGGATGGGATTACTATATACTATAACCAGGAAACAGGGACCGATCAAGTAAATGCAGGGGGAGTTGTAACAGCTATCCAAGCAAACATATTATCAGGTGATTTTGACATC